GACATAAAATCTCTGAGAAAGCGTTGAACGCTTAACACCGATTTCATTTGCCCATTCAAGTAATGATTGAGACTTGTTATTAAATTTGATTAAAACATTATTGTTTCTATTATTTGCCTGCTCTTTTTCGGAAGTCTGCCATTATTTAGATTTAATGATTTTTTCTTGTCTCCTTAATTTATCACAAAGTTCTTTATTGTAACTTGTGTTAAGAAAAGGGTTTTTTGAAGAGCCTACTGCGTCTCTTTGTCTATCTTGGACGTGTTTCATAACTCTTTCTTGTGTGTCGTTTCCCATAAAGCGTAATAGTTCCCCACAACGGTTACATCTGCCGTCTTTGTCGGAAACTGTGCATTTATTGGGACATTCGTATATTTTCATAAGTGTTAAAAGGAGGCGGAAAAACCGCCTCCGATTAATATTAAGATTCTCGGTCTATTACGATACCGTGGTCTCCTCTACCTAATTTAGTCCCGTATAAAGTACGGACATTACATAGAGTACCTTGAACATCGATAGATATACCATCGCCTTTTTTCGTTTCTTGAACTTCTGGTTTAAAGTTATATGCTTGAAAGACTGCATCTTTGTGAGCATAAACATTAGCAAAAGCTCTCGTTGCTGGAGAACCTGAAGTTGTGGTTGGAACGTTGTTTGAAACAACTACTGGAGAACCTAGTAAAGCTCTCTTAGTCCAGCCTTTTACAACTGTTTTGATTTCTGAGAAATCCATAGAAGTGAAATAGTTTCCACTTAAAGTTTGCAAATCGTTGATAGCCCATGAGTGGAAAAACCACATTCTGTCATCAAACGGTACGTCATTTGCATTCAATCGTGTATCTGCTTCACTGCAATCATTAAAGGTAATAGTTGTGCCTCCATGATTGACTTGAGTTGTCGTAAAGCTAGAAGAATGAGCTAGAATTTGAGAATCAATTTGTTTAGCAATAGAATATCCTGCTTTAGAATAACGCATTGCTTTTTCTCTATCACCAAATCCTTGCTTAATTAATCTGTCTGTTACGATGAAAGGATTAACCTTATAAGTAGTAAGATCGATAGTTACTCCACTTTCAGTATCAGCTTGTAGCTTATCTGTAAGTCGGTTTCCTTCTGTCCATGTAGCTGGAGTTTGTTCAATAATATTTTGTGGTACATAGATTGTATCTCCACCAGCACTTACCCAGCTTGAAAAATCGTTGAAGAATTTTGCAGCTGCTAAGTTCTTGTCTCGGTGCTTTATGATAAAATCAGACCAGATTTCTTTTATTGTAAAGGCTCCAGATATAGTTGTGTTTACATCTACTAAATCTGCCATATTTTTGTGTTTCTACTACCCTACGCCTATTGTACGGAGGAAATTGCTTCTTTAATTGAATCGCCACCTTTAACCTCTAATTTACCATCCATCAAGTCTTTCATAGGACTTTTAGATAGTTTAGGTTTCGTTGGCTCAGGAGTAGCAGTGTTTTTAATCTGCTTAATTTTTTTAACTTCTTCCTGAGGTTCTTCTGAATGCATTTCATCAAAGATATTGCTCTTAACCCTCATATCAGCCATTTCAGCTGTTATTGTTAGGTCAGATTCCATCTCTTGACGAACTAAATCAACTCGGTCTTTAAATGAAGGGTCTTCCTGCATCTTTTTTGTAAGATACACGTCGGCTTGCATTTTTTGCCATTGTTGATTAATGTCATCAGTTGACTCAGGCTCACTAACTTGCGGTTCGGGAGTAGTTGTTTTTTCAGCCTCTAAAGCCTCGACAGCTTTTTGAGCATCTTTCCTTTTTGCTCTCTCTTTTTGAAGAGCCCGCTTGTAGTTTTCTTTTTCGATAGCGTCTTGCGATATCGCAGGTTCGGTTTCCTCTACGGATTCCTCCTCTGAATCGGTTTCCTGAGTTTTAACGTCCTCTTCGACTGGTTGAGTTTCCTCAACGGATTCCTGCTCGTTTTGTTCTGTGGACACAGAAGGGGTTTCGGCTTCCTCTTGTTTTACGTCCTCTTTTTGCTCGGTCATTTACACATTTTAATTATTAACGAGGTAAAAGTTCCTCGGGTATATAAATCTCTTTATTTTCTTTTCTGTTGGGCATTCTATATTTCACTTTAAGCTTACTTCCGCTATGCCCTGTGTATCTATCTAGAAGGTCTAGCGGGTGTATTTTACTCAGTTGTTTTGCCCTTAGATAAGATTCGTTCTTCATTGTAAATTTCACTTATTATTTCGTTTATCATTTGACGTTTAACTTCTTCACTGGTAACGAGAATCTTAGCTTGATGTAACAATTCTTTATCTGTCTTGGCTTCGCACATCTTTACGATTATCTGTTCGTGTGGTAATTGTTTCTGAATAAGCTTAACGTATTTATTGTCCCTGATTTGTTGTTGATTCATCTTGTTGTATTACTTGTGAAGGTTGTCCTGGTATCGTATTTAAAGCTTCTGGCGGTAATCCTTGTCCTACCTGCATCCCTTGTGAGAATGGAGGGACCGCTCCACCAGCTACTTGAGCGTGGTCGTTATAATGTTGCGTCAAAATTTGGATTTCTTCGACTAATCGTGGGTCTGCATTTTCTCCCATTTGGTCTAATACTCTTTGCCTTGATTCAATTTCTGGTTTATGTAATTTTATGTGTACAACGTGATTATCACTCGGTAAAACTCTAGCGGTTTGCGGATTAATGTTTTCACTCTTAGCGTCTTCAAGCTGTGCCACATCTCCACCTACGCTTTCTTCTTCTCGTTCAGCCATTGAAGGAAGGAATGTTTCAACATCCTTTTCAAGCAATCCTTGTTCGATTAGTTTTTCCCAAATAGCCTCTTTGTTGATAGGTACTGGGTTAGGTGTTTGTTCTTCAGCATAAGCTTGATTAAGAGCTAGGCTCCATTTTTGGAGTTCAGCCTGTTGGATTACATCTGCGGAACTACCTGAAATAACCACAATGTCTTTAACTGCTTCTATATCTTTAAATTTAGCTTTCTTTTCTAGGTATTGTCCTTTACGTCCTATAATTCGATAAATAATCTCCTTTTGGTCTGCTAGGTACTGTTGGTTAAACCATAATGACATTTTCCCTACAGGTTCAAGGACTTGCTTTTCAAGAGCTTTAAGAATTTCTGAAATACGTAGATTCGATTCATTAGTTTTAATTTGAATTTCCCCAAGCGTTTTAGCACCTGTTAATTGGTCACTTCCAGTCTGGAAATCTGTGATTCCTGATATATTTTGTTTAGCTCTTTGAAGATAATCGGTCATAAAACTCACACTGTCCATTCTAGGCGTTGGGGTCTCCATTACATTGACACTTCGTCCCAAGTCTCTTACTGGAATCAGCGTTCTCGGTTTATATTCAAGAGAGGCTATGTCTAATAAGTTAGAAGGGTTGTATTCAATCGGTTTAGAAATATCCGTCCATAGAGCCTCAAGAGCCATATTAAGCGTATCTTCTTCGGCGTCTAAAACTCCTGTCGTTGGTTCGATAAGTCCGAAACCGTAAAATTTTCCTAATCGGTCAATCGGTCTAAAAATACCCATAGGGGTAAATTGTTTATCTAACGGATTCTTTTCAAAATGAATTGTGGTCGGCTCTACTCCTTCGGCATAAGCTAAAGTTATCATATAGCTTTCATAGATATTCTCGTTTAGGAATTTGACATACAATTCAGCTATGTTGACTCGATGCTCATCAATATTTTCAGTTTCTCTTGGTGCATTGATGCCGTCTTGCTGTTCTATCTTTTCTCTTTCTTCATCAGATGCTTTAATGTTCTTTACTAATCCTTTTGTGTTGTATCCTTCAGTTTTCAACTCTTTAACAAGCCTATTAGCTCGGTGTCCAAATACTTTAGCGTCTTTAGATTCTTCAGCTTCTACTGACCAAATAAGGTCATGTGGCTTTATAGGGATAAGCTCCCAATTCGCAATAGTTTGTTCTTTGTCTACTTTAATTGACCTTCCTAATTTAACTTTCTCTGCGATACCCAAAAGGACTGGGTTTATTATTTTCTTACCAAAAACTTCTTTAGCTTTACCCTTAACTAAAGTGCGTTCCTCTTTCCATCCCATTTTCCAACCTGATAATCCGCAAGCTAAACCCCAACGGGCAATTTTCTTAACAGTTTCTCTTCCTTCTGCCTGTTCCCATTGGTATTGGGAAAACTCGTCATAAACTTCAGTAGATTTACCGTCGTCTGTTTCACGTCCTAAAAGTTTATATCTAGGGTTCTTTGCCATAAGACGAGGGATTGCATTTTCCACTAAGGAAAAAGCTCCTCCTAAAGTTATTTTAGATTCTGTGTCTGCGGTTATTGAATCAGGTCTTAATTTATTCTCGTATCTGTCAATTAACCCATTCCATCGGGCATTAAGAGGTTCAAATTTTTCTTCGTGAGCTAAGATTGTTGCTTTTGCAAGTTCTTCAACCTCGCTCTTTATTTTAGTTTCTTTCATTAATAAGATGTTTTTAAGTTAGTAAATGTTGGTTGGTGGTCTTTCATTTGCCAGCAAATTGCTAAGGCTATAACTCTATCCCAATGTCTTGTTTGGGTTTCGCTAAACCTTGCTTGCCCTATATCCTCCTTTTCATAAGTTCTAATTTCTTCTAGTATGTTTTTTGAAATTACCCTGATTAACTCTTCATTAATTGCGTCATTAAGGTCATAAAGCATTTTAGGCTTTGTGGCTGCGTTTGTGTGCCAGCCTAACTTTTCTGTTCCAGAGTTCATTCCAAGTTCTGCTTGTTCACTTCTACAACGATAAATATTGTTATAAATCTCTTTAAGTTTAGTTAGAGTTGCAAATCCGTGATTATTCCTTTCTGGTGCTACAATACAGTTTCCGTATCTAGTCCCTCCGTTTTTAATCTCGTGAGCGAATAAATCAGGTGCAATCGTATTTGAGGCATATTCTGCAACTATCGTTGGCTTTTCTGCTGAAAAATCCATAATCACAATGGTTGAAGAATCTTGTCCCACTCCTTCGGCTATATCAGCTCCTAAACCGTAACGGTGTCCTGGCTGATAATCTGCATAATAAATCCAATCATTAATTTTTTCCCCTTCCTCCAAGAAAGGTTTTTGCAAAGCTACCTTTTCAGAATCAAACAGTTTATTACCACTCCCCTCAAATGCTTCCTCTGGGGTAGTTGGGTTTTCCTGTTTCATCTTGGCTTTCAGGGTCTTCTTCTCTATCAAATACCAATTAGTCTGTTCTTTAGTTAGGTTGTGAAGTTTTTGGTATTCTTCTAACTCGACAGGGAATTCATAGTCACCTTCAAGGGAATAGGATTTATCTCTAGTCCACGGGAAGAAAAATGCTTTAAATTCTTTAGTAGCTTTAGGCTCGTTATTAAAAGCATCCCAAAACATTTCATAGAAAGATCCGTCCTCTCCTTCTGCGGTTGATTCAATATCTATCCTTCCATTTTCAGGAACAGATGGAATAGAACCAGTTATTATTTCCTCCGCTTTCTGAGGGTATTTTTTACAAATTTTTCCAAATTCAGAGATATGAAGTCTGTTTACAGTATCAGCTCTTGATGATAATGCGACCCTGATTGAACTACCGTTATTAAAGGCTAATTCGTTGGCACTATCAGCCATTTCAGTCCAGCCAATAGTTTCTTTGAGTTTTTTAGGAAAGTTGTCCCAGGCTAGTCTGACTTTCTTGAATATCTTTTTTACTGATTCAAGATCGTGAGCAATAATTACTGAGGAAAGATTGGAATTGAAAAGAACATCATCTAATATATCAATACAGGCGTCGGTAGTTATTCCTAACTGCCTAGCCTTTAGTATTATATTTCTGGAGTGTTTTTGTTCATTAAACTCTCTTTGAGTATTATTTCGTTTGAAGGTTATAAGGTTTTGGTTTTTATCTACTATCCTATATAGGTGTGATAGCCTCCATGCCTTATTTTTTATCCTCTTGTCCATCAATTTCGTCTAAAATTTGGCTCAAGTTTTCTATTTTGTGCGTGTTATCTGTCTCTGTTCGTGTTGAAAACTCTTTGCGTTGTTTTCTTTCGAGATACCATTTAGCTGTATCTTCTTTATCTAAATTTTCAAATACTGTCTTTCTAGCTTTTAAGGTTGGTTCTTTCTTTAATCGGTATTTCCTCTCTTGCCATTCTGGGTGTCCTTTTTGATATTTATAAAGAGTAGGCATTGCTATTCCTGCCGCACCTGTTGCTTCTTCATCACTAGCTCCCATTGCAAAAGCCATCTCTAAAGTCTGTAGAGTCTCTTTTGTCATTACTGTTGGTCGTCCTCCTTTATTTTCTTCCATATTGTTTATGCGTACTTGCCGTCAAACGAAAAAAACCTGTGTAAATAATCCTCGCTGACGGCGAGATACACAGGTTTCTAAGTCTTTATTTTATACTTACATTATACACCCAAACGCTAAAAAAGTCAAATGGCTAAACTAAGAATGCTTGTTCTAGGCTAAGATAAGCCTAAAGAACTGGTTTTAAATTAGAGACTTTTTTTAGGTGATTTTCTAAAATGTTGATACTGTTTTCCCATGTATATTTAAGTGAAGTTTGATAACCAGCTTCTACGATACTTTTATCTATGTTTAAGTCTTTAAAATTATCAACCAGTAAACAATTTTCTCCATATTTACACCAATCGTTTCCTCCCATATCGTGAGTAACCACCAAACATTTTGAAGCCATTGCCTCTAATATTGGCAAACAGAATCCTTCGCTTTCTGAAAGTTTTAAGAATCTTTTAGCTCTTTGATAAATCTTCGGTATCTCTGATTGAAGTGGATTAGTAAAACATTCTACTCCTTCGATAGGTTTTGTTTCACGTCCTAGCCAAGCTATCTTTCCACCAATTCCCTTAGCTATTTCTATTGACCTGTCAATACCTTTATTCTCTTCATTGTTTCCTTCTATAAGAATGTCTATATCTTTTTCTAAGTTGTGGTTTTCAAAGAATCGGTCATTAATCGCATTAGGAACTGTAAAGAAATCTTTCTCAGCCCATTCACCAGCGTACTTTGAAACTGCCATAATCTCCCAGTCTTCCCTCTGACGAATCTCTAGGCATTTCTTTTTAAGGTCGTCTCCTATGTACGCTTTAAGGTCTTGCCCCTGGACAAATTGAATCTTACGTCCTTTATAGTGAAGCTCTGGAACTTGCATCCACCAAACTGAAACGATTACATCTTCATCCGTGAAAGACTCTAATTCTCTGAAATCAAAGACTGGAACATCAGGATAAGCCTCTTGGAGCTGTTGGTTTCTTCCTCTGGCAACAATAAAAGCCTCATAACCTCTTTTACGAAGTTCTTTGCAATGTTCAAAAGGGACAATCAGTCCTCCGCATAAAACTATTTGATCGACTACATATGCTATTTTCATAATTGATGTTCATACCTCTCCTTTATTTGTTGGCGTCCAAACTCTTTTTTTTCATCAAGTCGAGCTATTCGTGAGTCTGCCTTACGACGATAAATAAATAGAGGTTCTTTAATTTGTTTAAAGCGATAATTCTTTTGGATTGCTAAATTACACCACCAATCCCAATCTTCATAATTGGCTTCAGGGTCAAATCCTCCATAGGGGTCATAACAGCGACGGTCAACTAAGGCACAAGTTGAAGGTATTGTTTGAGCTTCTATCAGGTCGGCTGGATTAAAGTCTTGATACTTATGATGGGGAACGTCTATGTCTCCAATCATTTTCATATCTGTAAAAACTACTTCGCAATCTTCCTCTTGCATAACTTTAAGAGTCTTTTCAATGTACTCTGGATGGAGCATATCGTCTGCATCAAGACAAATAAAATAATCGCCACTACTAGCTTCAATGCCTCTGTTGCGTGCTTTAGCAACATCCATATTGCTAGGCTGACGAAGTACAGTGGCAGGATAATTAGAAGCGACACTAACTGAATTGTCGGTTGAACAGTCGTCGACCACGATGATTTCATGTGGCTTATGAGTTTGGTTTTGACAAGACTCAATCGCTTGTCCAATGTATTTTTCATAGTTGTAACAAGGAATAATTATAGAAACTTTTGGATTAGGCAAAACTCGGTTTGGGATAATCTCTGGAAACTCATGTTCTTCCATAGTGTAAAGTCCATTGACCCATTGGTTCCATCTAGCGTTTCTTTCATTCACATCGTCTGCATTTTCTAGGTGTGTAAACTTTTCATACTTCAATCTCTTGTTGAACTCAAAGTTGTATCCCCGTCCTCTTGCCATGTGGTAAAAGATGATTTCCTTTCTGATAGGCTGGTGAGGATGCTCGAAAGAGTGGTCTTCAGGGTTGTCGTACTCTAGGACTCCCTCGATCCCCTTCCCCTTACAAGCTACCTGTCTAAATTCAGGCTTCACGATTGTCATATCAAGCGGTAAGACTCCGTGATACTTTTCAACCACTTCCCTCTTATAGAGCCTGTCGGGATAATGTTCTATGGGTTCAACATACCCTTTTCTCCAAGCCACATTGAAATATTTTACCCTGGCACTGATAGCGTCGCCTGGGCTTTCAACAAAATCCCTAATCTTTTCCATAGATTCTTTAGGGTACAGCTCGTCAGCGTCGCACTGAAGAAACCAATCTCCTGTCGCTTTTTCGAGTGAAAAGGTTCTGGCTGCTCCCATGTCTAGGGGCTCTGAATAGGGATACTCGAAGTATTTTACCTTTGAAAACTTTTTGGCGATTTCTGCCGTCCTGTCTTCGGATTGCATATCAACCAAAATAATCTCATCAACATAAGGATGAGTTAGCTCTAGGGATTGTTCTAATATGTCCTCCTCATTTCGGACAACGTATAAGGCAGATAATATCATTGAATTGCGATTATGTCTGAATCCGCAAGGATTAAAACACCTGGATAATCTTTGTTTTCTGAAACTTTTGCGGTTGCAGAAGGTAATATCTTTTGTCCTTTTTTAAATTGCTCATGGACTTCTGGTCCCAAATCTTCAATTATCAAATCGTTTATTGAAGAATCATTTTTATCTCCATCTACGAGAATCTTTGTATCCTTCTTTGCTTGGATTTTAATAAGGATGTTATTAAATGTTGGTTTCAACATATTTTTTGTTATAATAATTAATACATTCTTTTAATCCCTCCTCTAGGGATACTTTTGGCTCCCAGCCTGTATCATCCTTTAAAGGTTTGAGATTAGCTTTAAGTTTAGTGTCTGGTGTCTCTCCTGCTCTCATAGGTACGTTAGATATTTCGCTTCTTCCTCCTGTGAGGTCTCTAATCATTTCAGCTACCTTGTTAAGTTCTACCTCATCAGCTCCCACTTCGTATGTTTTCCCCTCACAAACATCAAAGTTGTCCATCATTGCGATTACTGAAGCTACTGTGTCGGCTGTGTGAACTAAGTCAACTGTTTGGTGTCCATTCCCATAAATTTCTATTGGTCGTCCTTTTAAGCCATCTACAATCCAAGTAGGGATTGCCTTTTTATATCCTGCTTCTTCAAATAGCGGTTGTCCTGTTCCATATACGTTAAACCATTTAACAACTGAAGCCTTTAAACCAAGTTCCCTGCGATACATTTCTGTAAACTGTTCACTGGCGTCTTTTGTAATTGAGTAGGTATTTACCCAAACATTTGGTTTAGAGATTTCAATCAATTTTACTCCATGTTCTACACAAGCGTCAAGCACGTTTACTGTTCCTCCAATGTTTATTTTAACTGCTTTAGCTGTCTCAGAAACTAATTCGTGAGTTCCTAACATTCCAGCTAAGTGGAAACAAAAGTCTTGTCCTTTTAATGCCTCCTTAACCTGTTCTGCGTCTGTGACATCTTGACCATCAACAAGGTCAAAGGTTGTTACGTTATGATTTTTGCTTAACTCTTTTGCGAGGTGGCTTCCAATAAAGCCTGAACCTCCTGTGACAATTACGTTCATTTACGTGTTTTTAATTGTTATGCTAAAAATACCATCTTTTGTAACATCTTAATTTTTCTTTATATTTTCGCCATATTGACATTTTTACTGTCCCAGTAGCGATTCCATATTCTAAGAAATAGTCAGCTTCATCAATTATCTTTTCGTATGGTTCCCTATCATCTGTTACAGAAGTTGTATCTAACCATCTTTGAGCATTGATTTTTATAGCTTCCCATTCTTTTTTGGTTTTCATTTCGTTTTACTTAAAACTAAAATATGTGGTGCTAAATGTTCGCTTTTAAAGTCTGGAAAATCCTCTTCTGATAACCATTGGGCTTCTCCACAAGTATCCCATTCTCCTTCAGATAGTTTAAGTTCCCGTTCTTTCCCAATAGCTGAATCTCGGTCTCCGTCTATAATGATTAGTTGTCCTCCCTTTTTAAGATAGCGTTTAACCTCATTGACTGTTTTGTTCTGATTTAAACTCTGTTGAAGGGTCATAATCATAAAGATTACATCAAAATGATAGACTGGATAGGACAGTGCGTCCATATCTCCCACGGTCTTATTTTGGATATTACAATGTTTTAACATCTCTGGGCTTAGGTCTAAGCCGTACTGTTCACAACCCAATTCCTCAATTACGTTCCCCATTCCACAACCTATCTCTAAGACTTTCATATCAGGCTTAACAATC